TCACCTGTCAGATCACCAGTTACGTTGCCTGTAACGTTTCCTGTGATGTTACCTGTGACAGGTCCGACAAAAGAAGTTGCTGTAACTGTCGTGCCTGTGATAGCTGCTGGAGTTGTTGCACCAATAATAGTACCATCAATAGTACCACCATTAATATCAGCAGTCGCCAAGGTAGCCTGTCCAGATGTCGATACAGTAGTAAAGCTACCTGCAGCAGAACTACTAGCACCAATAACTGTACCATCTATGTTACCACCATTAATATCTGCAGTTGTTACAGTAGTTGTACCTGTAGCTGTAACATCTGTGAATGTACCTGCTGCAGGAGTAGTGCCACCAATAGTAGTAGCATCAATGTTGCCACCATTAATGTCAGCAGTACTTATTGTAGTAGTTCCTGTAGCAGTCAGATCAGTAAATGTACCTGCACCTGCAGAGGCAGCACCGATAGTGACACCATCAATAGCACCACCGTTAATGTCTACGTTAGAGAATGTTGATGTACCAGTTACAGTAATATCATCAATGTAACCTACACCGTCAATGTACAAGTCTTTAAACTTCAGGGAAGCTGTACCAAGGTCAATGTCATCATCTGTTACAGGAACAATAGCACCGTCTTGAATACGGACTTGCTCAACTGCAGAACCTGACACCTCAGAGTAGAAGCTAATACGGTTGTTACCTGTGTCTACTACAACTTTGTTTAAAGCATCTACATCAGCAATCAGAGGAACGTAAGCACCCTCTGTTGATGTACCATCGTGTTTGTGTCCACCTGATAAAGCAAATGCGTCACGTATAGCATTGAACTCAGCATTAACTGGTGCAGCTTTAATGACTGCGTTAGCAATAATATCAGCTACGGACTGTCGTGTATAACCTGCCATTTTATAACCTGTCTCCTACTCCGAATGTAATCACTAGACCCTGAATACTGTGTGATGCATTGGAATCATTAGTTACGAACTTAAATGATGCTGACTTACCTGAACCTGAGATGTTTGTTCTTTTAACAGGGGCAGGGTTACCGTCAAAGATTGCTGTACTATTATATAAGGCTTCATTATAGTAAGCTGCAGCACCCGTTGTTGTTAGTGTAAAGTTTGTTGGGCTTAGTGTGTCAATGTCTTCGTAGTCATACAAAGCAGACATAACGATCTCGTTGTCACCTTCAGCACGTAGATATGTAGCTACAGTATAGAACACTTTACGTTGTTCTGGGTCTTGCATATGGAAGAACGGTGTTTGAAATACACTAAAGATGTCTTCACCATCAAAGTCATTACCACGTTCTTGTCTGTGTACTTTACCATCTTGCGTACCGTGAATAACAAACTCGTTCTGCCCAATGTATCCACTATCAGCACAAGTAGCTGTAATACCTAGCATCTGACTATACTCAAACTGTAATCCGTTAGGAGTTTGTCTGAAGCCACCGATAACACCCTGTGAGTCTGCTGCACCAAAGAAGTAACGGAACTGTGTCTTCTGCCTGATGACTACTGCGTTCAGTGTTTCTAGGTCAATGTCAAACACGATGTCAGTAAAGATAGACTGAATGTCTTTTGATACTGTCTCTAGGTTAACGTCACCAATCTTGTCTGTACCACTAACAGGACGTAAGCCATCTTGTGATAAGAAGAGTAGGTCACCACCGATCTCAATAACGCTGTCTGTAGCTAGGCATCCAAGGTCATCTGTAACTTCTTGTAATACAAAGTTAGAGATGTTATCACCAACAAGCTTACGGATGTTATTGCTACCAAAGATGTACAACACATCACGGAAAGACTTGATAGCTACAACAGGAAAGCCTACGTTAATAACACCAGCACCATCAGCAGGAGCAAAGCTAGTCTCATCGTAAGGTGCACTAAAATAAAGATTCGTGTTCTCACTAGGGTCACCTGCTAGGAACATGTGGTTCTTAAATACGTGTGACAGTCTTGGTGCGCTGGGTGCGTCAGTATGTGTAATCTGTGTGTAAGTAGTACCATCATACGTAGCTGCAGGGTTGACAGCATCAGTAAGTAAAACTTTAGAACTACCCCAGTTGTACTTAGTGAAGCGTACTTTGGTTACACCAGACATTGTAGGCGAACCAGAAGTAGTTACTGCAACCCAAGCCTCTGTAGCTGTATCCCAATAGTGTAAGTAGTCAGAGCCACTAGAAGGTTCACGGCAAGCTAGAATACCATCGTTGATACCATTAGCAACACAAACACCTAGCACTGGTGTATTAGCTTGACCTGTAACTGTACCGTAGTCGTTACTAAACCCGTTGATCTTTCTGTAACCACCTGTAACGGATGGCTCATAGTTAATCAAGGCAATAGCTGATCCTGGTTGAGTCTCACCTTGTGACAACACATCACGACTAGTGTTTAGACCGCCTTGGCAGAATACTTTGAAGGATGCTAAATTGTCTGCCATTATACCGCACTGTTAAAACTAGAAACACTTGCACGTTCAATTACTGTAGACCGTACATATAGATTATCATCTAATAGTAATCTACGCATTGCCTTAATACCACTTTGGAAGTTTTGTTGGTGAATAGCTGCACTCTGTTCATTACTACGGAATCTCATAATGTACATAACTGCACCATCAATAATTACATGTTTAAACCTATCAGGAATTATTGTTGTATCATCATAAAGGTTTAGATCACTGGGGTATGTGAAGTACACATATTCTACTTCATATGCAGCGTTAGGTAAAGGGGTAATTCCAAATTTATTTTCTTGTGTCTGAAATACAACAACAGGAGCACCAATACCGTTTACCTGATCTCCTTCTTCATCACCAACTCTGTAGTTCTGTACATAGTCGTTATAGTTAATTACTTTTAAATGTTTAGGGCTAACACTTAGTCCACTAGTCTTTTTTAGAAAGAACGTATCCCAATCTACTGAACCCATATTAGAAGGAAAAGAATATGTACCTGTTCCTGCTGTCAGTGTTTGAGTATATGTTGTTTTTAAAAAAGGCCATTCCTGACCGTCTTGTAAGATAAGACGAATACTATTGTTTACTGCATCCTTGGCAAGAGCTTGAACGTTACGTACAGTATCAAAGCCATCACCTGCAATATCAAGTGTGACTTCATTTAAACGTCTTAGCACATCATTTACTAGTGTAATGTATGTAGTTGCCATAGAATATCTTTCTTTTAGATATGCGTAAGAGGGCCACCGAAGCAGCCCCCTTAGTTAGCTATTATTAAGCTAGGTTGTAACGTGCTGTTACAAGAGCTTCTGGACGCAAGATTTTGCGACCATATAGGTGCATACCACGAACGATGTCAGCGAATGAATCTGGATCACGGTATGTTTCAGTTTTGTTGATCTGCTCTGCAGTCGCAACCGCTGAGTCATGACCAGCTACGATTACACCGTAGTTAGTTGACTGTGCTGTTGTACCTGTAGTTGCAGGACCAGTACCAACTGATGGTAGGTTGTTAGAAACGTGTACACGGAAACCATGGAAGTTGTTAAGAACCAAACCGTTTTGTAGGCCAGACCCACCGTAGTCTGCGTTTAGAAGACGTGAATCTTCGTCACGTAGGATTTCCATCATCTCAGGTGAAATAACAATCCAACGACCTGTTGTAGGAACATTCTGACCATCCATGATACGTGCCATACGTGACAAGATCATTGCAGGTGAAGCATATGCTGTTGGCAATGCTGTAGCACCTGGTAGACGAGCAGCAACTGGAATAGAGTCACCAGCACTACCAACAGTTGTGATGTTACCAAAATCGGTCATGTCCAACTTGTTAGCTGCTAGAAGTTCGTCTGAACCTGCTGCTGAGTTTGCTTTAGTACCGTTAACAGTTGTGTTAACTGTATCGGCATTTGCATGTAGAGCAGACTGGTCATAACCAGATAGGTAGCCAAGAACTTCTTGGTCATACTGGTCAGCCAAACGATAAGCCGCACGATCAGACGCCAAGCTTTGGAAATTGACGTGGCTGTGTGCTTCTTCAATGTCGTCAACCTTGAAGGCAAAATAGTTTGCTTGGTCTACGACTAGAGAGAAATCGTTATCTGTCAAATCTTGTGGTGCGATTGTTGTACCACGTAGGTATGCAGATACTGAAATCTCAGGTTCTTTAATGATTTTAACGGTATCGCCCATGTTAGCGATTTCACCGAAATAGTCATTATTAGTGATAGCGTCAGTGACAGATGCTTTGCGGAATGCAAGTTGCACCTGTTTGGAATAAATTACAGGCGAGAAATTGCCATTTGGCAAGTTTGTATAGCCTGATGCGACTCCGAATGCCATGATAAAACTCCTTTAGCATTTAGATTACAGATGCAAAACTTTATTACTTAGTATAGAGGCTAATCGTCTATGGGTGCATATAGATCACAAAATGTAATGATCAGTTACAAAATGTGTTATATGGGCCATACGTATTAGGTAATCCGTAAAGTCATATTGTTTGCTAAAAAATGTGAAACTGCTACAGTAGTCATATATTGAGGTGTAGCAGTTAAACTATACATATATAGTTATATCATAAATAACTTATATGTCAATACTTTTTATCGGGCTGAACCAGATAAATCGTAAATAAAGTTACCTGTACGAATAGCTTCCATGATATCGTCAGCATTCTTTTCGTACTCGGTAGCCGACATCTTTTGGACATCGGATTCTCGGATAGCCCCACTCATTGCGTCTGAGTTCGGCTTACTACGTTCATTCCGTGCTCCCACAGAACGTGCAGCATCTTTTGCTGTAGCAGACTTTTTAGTTGTAATGTTACGGTCTGCTTTATACAAATCAATTGCTCGTGCAGCAGAACGTGCATCTGCATCATTTTCATAAAGAGCATCTTGAACCCACTTAGGTTGTTCTTCTGCCCACTCATGAAAGTCATCACTGTCACGAATAGTACCAAAATCTGGATGCAGCTTTAGAAGTTCTACTTCTGCTTTCTCACGTGCTGCATTTGCTTTCATTTCGTCGATCTCACGAACACGATCCTCAAGACCTTGTGCTTGTTCTTTTGCTTTTTTAATTGCAATAGTTTCGACGATAGCAGCTACATCTGGATACTTAGTTGCCCAAGCTTCAATGTCTTCATCAGACTTTGGTAGTTTAATCTCACTATTAGTTGCCTGAGTTAGTTGTGTTTCAAGAGCTTTGATACGATCTTCGTATTCTTTTTCTTTTTGTTGTTGGTGTCTACGTAGGTCACCGTAACGTTTCTTAAAACTTTTTTCCTCAGCATTAGCAGGTTCAGCTTCTTGTGGTTCTTGTTGAACTGCTTCACCTTTTTGTTCAGCAATAAGCTGTTCTAGTTCTTCTTCTTCTTTTTTAATACGATCTGCATTTGAGTACTTACGATTGGCAAATGCTACTTTTTTTGGTGCTTCAACCTCTGAAGCCATTACTTCCATGTTCTCTGACATTTTAGTTTCCTTACTGGGGCCACCGTAGCCTGTTGGTAGGGGGATGGGTAGGCCAGTCTAATGTAACAAGTTAATGTGTTGTTACTACACAAGTGTGTCAGGTTGATCTTCTAGTTCTTCCTGTACACGCATTTCTGGAGGTGCTTGTCTAAACATTTGTTCTGTTTGATCTTCAGTTTCTTCTCGTTGCATACGGCCTTCAAGCTCTTTTACGGGTTGAACTCCTTCAGGGTTCATTATAGCTTCCTCTGCAAAAAAGTTTATCTGCTTTCCAACTGTTTTTGTAACTTCAGGTCCAAGTATCCTACCGATAAGTTGAAATTCTTCAGAACCAAACATATCTAGTAAAGAAACTTTTTCCTTGTCTGTTAAATTATTTATACGATCAACTAAAGTGTTTGTGTACTCATTAACAGTCATGTCTTCGGCTGACCGCATGGAAGATTCCATACCTCGTACTAGTTCTTCCTCTTCCATTTTAAGTCCTTTCAATATCTACTAGATCATTACGTAGCATTTTATATAGTGCAATTGTATATGATGGAATATAGAAAAATAAGAGGCCAGTAAAAGATTTTATGTCTTTTTTGTTTTTAACTCTGGAATCATAAAAACCATCAGATAACCACTGAATAATTTTATTGTCTACGTGAGGCGCAATAACTGTTTTACCAAATACTGTATAGCCATTGCGCCATAGTTTTGTATCAAATTTATCTTCTGGTTTTGCATCCATGCACCACTTGATAAGTTTCATCTTTTTAACTGTAGGCCAGTATCCTTTATTATTAAGTGCCGTAGCTACATAGCAGCTATAGCCTCCTGTATTTGAGCCTGAATCACTATCAGTATCACTGCCACCATCATTGTCATTATTGGGTACAAACTTAGAAAAAAACTGAAGACCAGATGAAGTATTCTTTGATGCCGTACCACTTTCTGATGCACGATGCACACTGCCACCAAAACGTTCCGCTTGATCTCTACTTTGAGCAGACATATTTGCACCAATAGCAGCGGCTGCGGATGTATCACCCCGTGCAAGTGCATCTGCATATTGGTTTTGTCTATCCCGATGCGCTGCAATAATTGCATGGTGATTTGCTACTGAGGCATTGCCATCTCTTACTGCATTGTCGTAAGATTGTTGTTCTTTAAGAGATAGGTTTCCTGAAGACTGTGGCATACCATGTTGATTCATTTGTAGAGCACCACTACTGTCTGTTACAGCTTCAAATCCTGTAACCCCACCAGACAAAGTGTTGTCAGCTACATTATGTACAGGTCCACTAGACGCATAATTTTCATAGTAAGACTGTCTTCCTTCTTCAGTAAAACTATTTTTAATTCCAGAAACTGCAGCCTTTACATCTTCAAATAGTTTATTTCCAAACAATTTAGTATTACGAAGTTTTCCTGATTCTTCATACTCAGTAAGTTCTTTTTTAACTTCATCAGTTAATTTAGCAGTAGTTTTCCAATCTTCACCAAATCGTTCTGTTAAAGCTGATTCTAAATCTCGTTGTTGTTTTAGTCCTGCTGCGGTAGTAAACGCACCTATAAGAGGACTAAAGAATGATCCTACGTTTCCTGCACCAAGAACACGTTTATTATCTAGCCATGCACTTACTAGATCATTAGCAGAACCTTTTTGTAAAAGATTTGTTTTTTGAATGCTAAGTTCTTGAGACTCTCTTTGCTGTTGTTTTTGTTGTAACTCACGAATAGTTTGAGCACCACCATCATCTGTTGTAACTTGTGTAGTTGCTACAGATGTATCATCAGTACCTGTTCCTGTTGTAGTGGTTGTTCCTGTGTCTGTCTGTGAAGCTTCCCATTCTGTAACAGGAATAAACCCTTCTGGAATAGGACCGTTTACTACTGCCCCATTGTAGAAGTTAAACATTCTACGTTCGCCCGTTTCAGGATTAATGTACTCTACACTTGTATATACATCACTTACAGTTGGAACAAATGGTTTATCTTCAGTTGATGCTGTGCTAACTGCAGAAGTATCAGTACTTGATGCTGGAGTTACAGGGGGTGGAGCTACACCAACAGGTATTTGCCCACTTGAAACAAACTTAGGCACATAGCCACCTGCAGGAGAAGGTGCAGGAATAGGGGGTGCAACAGAACTAGGTGGTGGAGTATATGCTCCCGTTGTTTGTTGACCTTGATAGATAGAAGGTTGATAACCAGCAATACCTGTAGAAGGTTTTACAAATGTACCTTCTTGTGCGTACACCATACCACCTTGATACATCTCACGTGGTTCATCTTCCATAGGTTCTGCACCTACAATAATAAGATCAGCAGGACCAAATGGAACGTCATCATCTAATGTAGCTTCGTCAGAGTTACCCATTTGACCCATAGCTTCCATTTTCTTTAGGCCAAACTTAGCTTCATCACGAAGCTGCATAATTTTTTCTAGTCCATGATAACGTACAACATCAGCAGGTAGAACAAACTCACCTTCACTTAGCATAGCAGGAATGTCATCACGTACTTCTTTTTTAGTGCTACCACTAGGAACTTCATTTCCTGATTCTTCGTCTACCATGCCACCTTCATCTTTTAGACCACCGTCTTCAAAGAGTTCCATTTGTTCTTCCATAGTAATTTCCTTACTGAGATTTTAATACTTCGTCACGTAATAACTTTAGTCTACGTAACTGATAGATAGCACCTTGTGCTCTATGAACAGCAACAACTTCATTTGTTTGTTCCATAACACGATGCTGTTGATTGATTATCATGTCTAAGTAAGCTTCAAACTTAGACCATTGGGCTTGGTTGCTGACCAGCCCCTTGAGCTTGCTGAGGTGCTCCTTGTCCTGCATTACCACTAAATCCTTGTTCTTGTGGTGTCGGTGCTTGTCCTACACCTATAGTTCCACCACCTGCTCCTGATGTGTCCATTGGGTTTGCACCTGCTGGACCACCTTGTTGAGGTTGTTGTGCTTGCTGTTCTTGCTGGAACTGTTTCATTAGTTCAGCTTGAATTGCAGCTTCATTCATATTGTTGGTAACTTTTTCGGGGTCAAGATCAAGAGACTTTGCAATCTCACGAATAATGTATTGAAACTTAGCAAACGGCGCAAGTGCAGGGTTAGATGATACTTGCAAGAATTGCATAAGTCTTTGGCTACGTACTTCGTTAGCCATAAGTGATTCTGTTCCACGTGCCTTAACTTCTAAGTCACCTTTAATCTCAGGATCAAAGTCAAACTGCATATTAAAGCGGAACAGTCCTTCACCTAGTGGGCGAAGCAGATAGTCGTCTACGTTTTTAATAACATTCTTAATAGTACCACTTGCAGCACCCATTAGCATACTAATGCCACTAGCAGTACGGCCTACACCCATGACACCTGTCTGTCCATGTGCAAAGGAAGGGAAGCCAGTAGATTCATCTGCAAGCACTCGTGCCTTATCAAATAGCTGTAAGTTTTCACCTGCAACATTGGGGAACTTAGTACCGAAGATAGCTTGTCCTGGTGCACCACCTTGTCTACGGAATACTTTGCCTGGGTATACTGATAAGTCTTGGCCTGGAACTAGGTTAGTTTCATCTACCTCAATCAAAAGGTTACCAGATAATACAGCATTGTCAACAGCCATTCGCATGAAACCATTCATCAACGTTTGCGTATCGTCCATATTTTCGGCAATACCTACACCAAAGAATGAGTATGGGTTTAGTTCATAAGGTGATGCCATGTAAGGAATACGAGCAGGTTTGAATGGGTTAAGTACCATACGTAGTAGTTTACCATTACAAATCCAAACGTTTGCCTGTAGTTCGTCTGTATCTTGTAACTCACGAGGAATGTCTACACCTTGATCCATAAGCATTTCAACATCTACCATGCCCCAATATTCTAGGACTTCAAAACGTTCAATGCCATGCTCTGGTGCATAATCAGAAAGATCGTCTTCCCAATATTCTTTATCGTAGTTTTCGCCCATAGAAATTGCTTCATCAATAACTTGACTACGGAAGTATGGACGTTTCTTTAGTGCACGTAGTTGTGAACGTGACATCTTATGACGTTCAATAACATACTGTGCTTCTTCCATGTTGTTAGCATCTGGGTCAGGATAAAAGTTCCACACAGATACATGGGATACTTGGGGTACTGTTTTAAAGATAGGTGAATACTCACCTGTATCGTCATCCCAGTTAGGATATTCTTTATCTACAGCAAATGGACCTTTCATTACACCAGTACCAAACAAAGCCATTTCAAATGCTGTACTGCGTAAATGTTTAGACGCTGATGCTTCATCAAGCTGGTCTTGAATTTTCTTCTGCATCTTTTTAGCTGCAATCATAGCAGGGCTAAATGTAACAGATGTAGGCGTACCGCCTGTACCTTCTTTAATACCTTCAATAGGCTCTAGCTTTTCACGTAGTTCAGGGTTAAGTAACTCTTCTAACGTTTTCGCCGTAGCCCCTGCAGGAAGCTCTTTACCGTCACCTTTAAAACCGTAAGGTGATACTGGATCACTTCTTCGGTCTTCTTGTAACTCTTTAGGAACAGCAGGATCAAAACTGACATTCTCAACAACTCCTTCTGGAAGTTCTGTAGGATCAACTGTAAGTGGAAAACTATTCTTTGCAAATAGTACATCTACAATCTGACCATAAGCAGCCAGTGTTTTTGTCTTAGTTACTTTAATAAACACACGAGACTTTTCTGCCTCTGTAAATTGTACCTCTGGGCCATATATGCCACGATAGTTACGATAAGCACGTAGCCAACGTTCTTCATCTTGTCGGCGGTAGTCTTCAGCACGGGCGTATCGTTCCATAATAAACGGAATAATCTTAGAAGTATCTGCGTCTTCTTCTACTGAGTTATCTGTGTCCTCAAGGATAACTGCATCATCCTCAATGAATACTTCATTATCTTCTGCCATTTATTTTTCCTTAATAGCCAAATGTTGAATCTGCCACTCGCATTCCAGATGATCTTGTAGAATGTGGGTCATAGTCAAATAAACTAAACCGTGGTCTTGACATTATACCATAACGTAAAGCATCGTACAAGTGGTCTTCTGAGTGTGTATCAATATCTTCTGGATTCTTTTTGTCCAGTGGAATTGCTGGTAACTGTGCTACCATATTAGTACAAGTGTTAAAGAATACTAGTCTGGGTTTTTCTGTAAACTCGTCTACCTGTAAACGTCTATGTATTTCGTTCTTACCTGCTACACGTGAACCTTTAGAACGATCTGATGGACGCCATCTGCATCCTCGACTAATCATCTGTTCAGCAAGACTAGGGCCAGTATCACCACGCTTATGCCACAAAGAAGAGTCAAGAACTCCATACTTAATGTTTCCGTCTTCTGCTTCTAGCTGAAGCACCATGTCTGCTAAATCAGTAGCTAGAACTTTACTGACGTACAATTCTCTATATACGATAAGTTGCTCATCAGGCGCAACGGCAAACCACACGACAGCACTGTAAGAACCATACCCATAATCACATGCTCTAAACTTAACCCAATTACTAGGGATGTTAAAAGGCTCAATGACATGTTCATTCCTATCAAACTCTGTGAAGGCTGCACCTTCTTTGATGTCCCAGTCACCCTCTAACAATTGTCTACGTTGTTGTTCAGGCAACGATAGTAGCATTGCCTCGTAATCACCCTGTTCTGCTAGGTAAGGATTGTCTGAAAGACGTGCAGGTATAAACCTACGTTTGAACAAAGGCTTTCCTGCCTTTGCGTGTCCTGCAGGATATTTAAGCTCTTCACCTGTTTCAATATCAGTTGCATTAAAAGCCTTTCCAGAAGGGGCAGGGTCAATAAACATTTTCTTAACCCAATGGTGACCTCTACCCCCTGGGTTGGTAGTTGCCCTCATAAAGATAGGTAAGTCGGGTGCAGTGGACCGTAGACGAGATCGCATATAGTTCCATGCAAACGGGGTAGCCCATTGTGTCAACTCGTCAAAGCCTATCCAACTAAAAGCTAGACCTTGGTAACGCAGAACGTCATCTTCCCTGTCAAGGTAGGACATCCACAATCGTGCACCAGATGGCGCAGTCCACTGCATCTTTCTTTCTGACCATTTAATTCCAGGCCATATCTTAGGGTACATTTCTTGAGACTTAAATATAAGTTCCCTAAGTTCTTCTGTAGTATGGCGTAGCAATAGTCCTGAGAAACTAGGATGCCCCATGTAACGTAAGGGGTCTGCTAACATGGCATAGGATTTACCGCCACCTGCACTGCCGCCATATAATACTTCACGTTCACCTGCAGCAAGAAACTCTGTCTGTGGTCCCTCATTAGGTTTAAAGATTACGTTGTGTTGTTCCTCAATTGGAATTTCACTTATAATCTTTGCAGGTTCAGGCTTTGGCCTCGCTGATGTCTTCTTCGTCTGCTTTTGCTCCGAGCCTTGTGCGTTCAATTTCTTCCGCCTTGGCGATTGCCTTTTTCGCATAGTCTGCCCATCGGCGTAAGCTTGCAGCTTTGTTTTTTCTTCTTCGCTCATTTTCCAACCGTTTACGTAAACCTACGTGAGATATATCTCTACCTGTATTTCGTGTAAGCCAATTAGCTACTTCACGATATGAGTACTGTTTAAGATACCTTTGTGCCTGTTCAAGCATATCAAGCTCATGGTCAATAGGCAGCAGTACATCAGGGTCATCTGGATTTACTTCATAGCCGAATGGAATGGTCCTAGATATACGGGGAATAGGAACCCATTCATTGTCTTCTTTTATATCAGTTGGTTGGGGTAACTTCCATTGTTTTAATGGTTTAGTCATCTTCATCCATTTGTTTTGGTGGCATTAGCATTACTCCACCTTTAGCTTCTACTTGCATCTTTTCTGTTTTAACTAGGCCAGTACGATCTAGTAGTTCTTTTGCCGCTGACATCTTATCACGAATACCTAGTTCAGTAGGATCGTACAAAGCACCTACCATAGCCATTGCAGCTTTAGGTGCATTACGTGCCATGTAAGCAGATGTAGCATCTAGTATTTCTTCTTTCAAAGAGTTAATGATCTCAGTAGATGAAGTAGCATCCGAATACCCTGCAATCTTTTTTGCAGCTACAATGTCACCACCAGCCTCATCAAATAAGACAGCTAGTAGTTTCTGTTGTTTTTCTGTTAATGCTCGTGCCATTTTAACTCTTTCTTCTAAACAATGCAAGCACAAAGTTTGCTATTGATTGACCTATTTGTGTCGGGGTAGGAAGTAGCCATCCTAGTAGTAGCAGCATTATAACCCAAGGGGGAATATTCTGATTACTAATCATTAGCTTTTCTACTGGACCTGCTTCTACTTCTTTTGTTTCTGTAATGATGTCACGTCCTGCGTTATTAGTTTCTTCTTCTTCGTAAGTAACTACAGCCTGTTTGTTTTCTTTACCTAACTGTGTATTAGCAGCTACATTAGTACCGCCTGTAGGTAACAGTGAAGTTAAACCACAACTAGATAACAATAAGGCCAGAACTAACCATCTCATTACATCATCTCAAAATGTGGAGCATCAATGAAGGGTCTACGACCTTGTGATCTACGTAGGTCAATGTATGCATTCATTGCGTCCTCTGCAGTGTCATCGTAGTAACGAATGTCACCCTCTGACCAAGCTGCACCCCATTTGATAGGCACCTCTAGTTCTTCCGCTGCCTGTGCCATAGCATCACAAATGTTATCGTAAACATTTAGTTCCCAACTTACGTTAGAACCAAAATAGGCTACGAGGTCTACGGCATGTGAATAACCATCTTCCTGAATAAGGTGTTTGGATTTCATAGTCTGTGATCGTCCAGAGTTATACAGTTCTTCTTGCTCTGCTAAAGTTCTGACTCCATACGTCACACCAAAGTCAACGTCCGTCAGTTCAATAGCACGTTTAACAACTGCTACCATATCAGGGTGAACACCCTCTAGTTTACCTAGTGAACGACTACTTAAACTAAATCCCATTATCTCATATCCTTACTCATTGCCACTTTGTTGCCCATAGGCTTACCTGCCATATAAGCTGTAGCTCCCATGTACGCAGCAACTACACCAGTCTGTGCAATATAAAATAACCCTAGCAAATCTGCTAGAGCATTCACACGTGAGTCTGACATAAAAGGAGTAAACAGAAATACAGTAAAGATAATCATCATGCCCATAGCTACCCAAGCCATAAACTTTTGTGATTCAGCTTTTTCTTCACGTAGCTCTATCTCAAGCATACGTTCTTTCATTGCTACTTCAGCTTCGGTGATAACGCCATCACCATCTACGTCAAAGTCAACTACCATTACGTCCTCCGAAAACGTGCAGCCGTTTTAGCTGCTGCTTTAGGCTGTTTAGAAAACTGCTTACCTGCTGCAGTATCTTTTCTTTTCTTCGCACTACTCGCCGCATATTGTGCGGTAGACATAGCTTTAATCGCCGCTTCAGGAAGGTAACGTTCTCCTGTAGCATTTGGACCTTGCGTCGAAGGTTTACCACTTTTAGTTCTCCACTTCTGTCGAGTCCATTTATCTAAGCTTTGTTGTGATTTAGCTTTAGCCATTTGACATTAACCACGCAAAGAATATGATACCACCTATACCACTAAGTAATAGTAACCCCGATATAGTCCAAGTTATAATAGCTTCTTGTAACTCAGCTTTACGGTATTCATGTTCTCTTTTTTGTTTACGTATCTTAGCTTCAATGCGTACTAGTTCATCCCAAGCTGATGGACCCATTGTAAAACTAATATAGTCTTTTAACTCACTACGCATCTGCTCTGCTTTACGTTTAGCTGCAAACACTTCCATTGCTTCCGCTTCAACAGAGCCACCCATAGATTTCCACCAAGGGGGATTGTTTACTTGTTTCTCAGCCTGACCTAAGTCAGCCATATGTCCTGCCCACTGTGTTAGTTGACTAGACATGTCCTGTAAGTCCTTGCCTATTGCAAAGCCTTTTTTAAGTGCGTTGAAGGCAACAGTGGCCCCACTGATAATTGTCACTGGGTCCATATCGCCCTCTTAGCTCTTATATCCACCACCTGCAGATTTATACTGCTTGGCTAACATTTGTGCTTTACGTGCAGACCATTGACCTGCACTTCCACCCTTACTACCTGCTTTAATCTTGTTGAACAAGTTTTTACGCATGGTTGGCTTTGTGTAGTTCCCAGCCGAGTTTACTGTAGATGTACTGCCGCCACGAGACATTGTTTTTGTTTTTCGGACTATTGGTGCCTTGTTTTTCAGTTTTGACTTCGTTCTCGGTTTCATAGACAACTCGTTTAATATCTCCACGACCAATGCCAATATCGTTTAGCTCACGGTCTGTCATGCGATACAAATGCATTGCTGCAATACGACGATTTGCTTCAGCCTGACGTGCCTCAATAAAGGCAACAAATACTTTTTTAAACCATTCTTTCATAACTATCTCCTTATGTTATCGGTAACTTTTGCTACCAGAGATAGTTATATCATATATAGTTATAACATACTATAGACAATAATGCAACCCCGTTATGCATTAACCAATAGGTACAAACGTTTCAGTTACAGTAACAATGCTATCAATGTGTCCTGCTGCATTAGGTACTATCTGAATCTTATCACCTGGTTGTAATACAAGGTCAATAGTAGAGAACTCGTGATAGCCATTACCAGCTAAACTCTTATCGTTTAGGAAGTGTGACGTATAAGCATCTGCTGCTACGTACCACTGAATAGTGACATCATTAGTGCTACCACCACCATTAGCTACAAGGATATATGTAACTTCTGCTGTACAGTTAGCAGGGCAAGTATACACGTCTTCTACTGCTGTGGTTTCATTGTGACCATAGACAGACTTCCTACGTGCTGGTTTACCTATTGAATATTGGGTCATTATTTTTTCTTAGTTTTAACTACCCATGCTTCGTTAACTTCAGTGTCAGGATCATCTGCAATAAAATGTCCATTCTTGTCACGAGCACGTTCCATTACAAGTTCAGTGGCAGCTTCTGCTACCTTCTTAACTTTTTTAGTTACCTTCTTAACCTTGCTAGGTTTCTTACTTACAATGTCTTGAATACGTGAGTCACTAATGTAATATCCACCATATGGGTCTTTACCTGCAAGTACATCACCACGTTGTGTAGTGATAGTGTCTTCAGTAACTACGTATCCATGTTCTTCTAACTCAGCTTTCCAGTCTGTAAAATTCATTTATCTTTACCGCCTTTTAAACACTTACCTGCTGCCAAGCAGTTACCCCGTGTTTGACATCCTTCACATGTCTCCATAATAAATCCACCTTCATTCATTTTTTTGTAACCACTGGCATACGCAGCGGCAGCTTGTTTCTCTGCACCTTTACGAGTAGGATACACTTTACCTGAGTCACCCCACTTGTAACCACCCTTAACTTTACGTATAGGCATTAGGCACTATTTCCTTCAACTTTGTGGCAGTGGGGTGTAGCATAAGCACCCCCTGCTCTTATATTGGTAGCTATTTTTTCTGCTTCTTCTAAACAAGCTTGTTCAGTATAGAAAGGTTCTGGTTTTGCTATAATCTTACAGGACAATGCCATAGGATCAAAACATACAAGCATTATCCCTATCCACATAACTTAGCCTGTATATGAGGCTCCGCATTTTGCGTAACCACCCTTGTTATAATTTTTCTTTTTAGCCATACCACCTTTTTTGAAAGGGGTAGACGGTAGAGTAACTTTACCCTTCATCTTTTTGTCACGTGCTGCTTGTGCTGAAGAACGTCCAGCTTTACTTGCTTCTGCTGACATTTCATTGTCTACATCTTTCAATTGACGTTTCAAAGCTGCTAGCTCTTTCTTTTGTTCTGCAGTCAACGTTTCTTTACGTTCTAACCGACGAATCTTATTCTGTAGTGTAGTTGATACACTCGCCAAAGAACGTGCAGTCATTGTTGTTCCTTTGCCTGTGATGCCTGATAGCAACTCTACGGCTTTACCTTTTCCTGATGCCATTGGTATTTACTCCTATATTACCACTTAACTTTATCTGCCCAATAAGCTGCACTCAACTTACCTTTAGCAATATTTTTACTGTGACGTGCTTTAAATGATGCACGTTTCTTTTTCATACGGTCCGACTCACCAGCTTTGGGTTTACCTGCAGTGCTTGCACCCTGCTCACCAAAACGAATTAGTTTATATGTTTCACCTTCTTTAGCCATCACTACGTGTGACTTAGTTGGGTGCTTAGGGGTACGTTTAGGTTTATTAACGCCTGACAATCCCAAACGTTCCATTGTACTTTTAACTCTCGCTGGTATCGCCACCGTCTGTCCATCCTTCCATACGCATAGCCCACTCTACATGTTCTAACGTAAACTTCCTGCCATAATGGTTCTGCACTGCCTCTCGCACGTAGAATACATCACTATGGGGGATATGCAATTGATCTACAGTTCCATTCATTACGTGATTATAAAACTCAGAAAGAACATCGTCAGTATATAGTTTTACTGATTTTTTACTCATTGTCAAGAACTTTCGTAATAAATATACAAACTCCTCGCCTAACGGCGTTACATATAAAGTGTACATTTAAAGTGATACATATAAGTGTAATATTAGTTAAGTATAATTATATCTAACTATATTAACATCTAAGTGAACATTTAAAGTGTAATCACTTATAGTGTCATCTTAGTTATTCTATATATAGTTTTACACATTCTGTACCACATGTCAACCCCTAAACTTAACTATACTGCAATATTAGGGAAAACGTTCTACATATCCCACGTTTTTTGGAACACTGTTCTCTGTAAACCACTATATACGTAATGTGGTTAACACTTCATTTTTCCTGATCTGTGTAGATACGTGTATACAATAACGTACACCCCCGTCATGGCCCCCGCCTACCCCCACACATCACACGTCATGACGCACATCACACACATCATGTGCTCAGGTGAACGCAAACACACAGGCATGTCACACCAACACACGAGAAGCTCCAACAAATTCAGTGACTTAGCCAACTGCGACAACTGTTATGGAATCAGTTGCCACTCTTTAGAGTGTATTTTCCAGAGTGATTTGTGATCACAGTGTGTGTTGCATCTGCCGATTACATTTTTATACCCTACCCCTATAGGGTAGTGAGGCTATTGTTGTGATCACAAAACCGTCCAACATTGGACAGTGTTTGCCTCGCATACGCACACGAGTTTCGCACACCAGTTTCGGTATCGAAGATACCTGCAACCGCACGTGAAACGGCAGGGGCAGAGGATCACACGGGAAACTCGGCTCTTACTACTACTAACTTATACAGTTACACAGATAGTTTAATATCTCTCCCTTTAGGGTGAGAGAGATATATAAACTCTCTTAAGTGTAACATAAGTTAGTAAGGAATAGTATCATGGCAAAATCAGCAAACAAAGCAACAAACCAAGTTGGAACAACTTTGGATGCTCTTGTGAAAGAGGGCAAAGCCCTAGGCAAAATGTGGAGCACACTGAACAGTGTGAAACAGTCTACTAAAGCCAATGGCTTTGACACTCGACTAGGCAAGCTGCTGTCCACACTGAAAGCACAGAGTGCTCATGACAGTGGTCAAATCCCTACTCATGTCCTTCGGACACATGGCATTGCCAACATTGATCGTCGTCGTCGTGCCGAAGCTCTATGGTTCTATGAGAACCAAGCTGAGTGTGTGGAGTTCATCAAAGCCTCAAAGAAAGGCTTCACATCCCTTACAGCTTTACAAGCTGCTATGCGTAAGGCTGCTAAAGCAGACGAACCTACAGCTAAAGCTGAACCGTCCAACGTTGGACAGTCTGATGAACCTAAACAAGCAAAGCTTGTGGAACAGTCTGAAACTAAAGTTTCTGTTGGCCCGATCACTCGTACAAAAATGGTACAAACCATTTTGAAACAGTGTGAGTTGAACGGCCTTGACCTTGAAACCATCGTAGATGACCTTATATCTGCTATTGCAAAACAAGAGAAGTCAGCGTAAGCTGGCTTTACACTCAACTGTAAATCGGAGATTTAATATGTATTTCGTAAAGTTTCTCACTGTTCTGTGCTTGGCTCTGACAAGCATTGTATTCGCTGCCACTGTGATATTTGTATCACAAGGCATACTGACACCTGATTGGCTGCTGATTGGCATACCTTACATCGGTGTCTGCTTGCTATCTATCTGGGCGGCAGACTAATGACGAAAGCTGAACTGCTAAAGCAAAAACTTGAGATAGCCAAAGTGTTGGCTAATGTTAAAACGCCTAATGAAAAGTCGCTGTCTTATGACAGTGGATGGAAAGAACCGAATGATCCTACCTTATTGTCTTACAGTTATATAAACACTTGAAACTTTAGTGAAAGTGTTATATAACATGTATAGACATAAACACTAACTGAAACCGTCCAACGTTGGACACTTTTACGGAGTAAGCAAATGACTTACACAGTACACACTACCCCTAAATCAGGTAACCGTAAGGTTGGCCCTATTCCTGTCACAACTACATCTGCTGCTACATGCCCTGATGAATGTGAGTTCAAGAAAAATGGCTGCTATGCAGATGGTGGGCCATTGGCAATGCATTGGGCTAAAGTGACCAGTGGTGAACGTGGCGATGCATGGGACACATTCATCAACACTGTGGCATCCTTCAAGGATGGTCAGTTGTGGAGACACAACCAAGCAGGTGATTTGGCAGGTGATGGTAAACGTTTGGATGCCGATGCCAACGATCAGCTTGCCGATGCTAACACTGGCAAACGTGGTTTCACTTACACTCACTATCCCGTATTGACTGACAAGCATAATGCTCGTGTAGTCAAACGTATGAATGACAAAGGCTTTGTCGTCAATCTATCTGCCAACAATGTCAAACACGCAGATGCATTGTATGACCTTGGCATTGGGCCAGTGGCGACAGTACTGCCAGAGGCACAAACGACTAACACTGTGACACCTAAAGGTCGCAAAGTGGTCGTATGTCCTGCCACAATCCGTGATGATGTGTCATGCTCTACATGCCAACTGTGTGCAAAACAGCGTGATGCAATCATTGGGTTTCCTGCACATGGTAGCAGTAAACGTAAAGCTGACACAGTAGCACAAGGAGTATAACAATGGAATTGTTAGTATCAATCGAAACGTCTTACGGTACACGTCGAGTGTATCCTAAGTGTAGCACATCACGAACACTTGCTGAGATTGCAGGTACAACTACGTTGACTGATCGTGATGTAAGTTTAATTAAACAACTAGGCTACACATTTCGTGTAGTGACAGAGGAATTGTGACATGAAAAAACCTGTGGGAATTGTGAACCCTGTGGCAAAAGCTTTGCTTCAACAGCGCAAAAGCCCACAGGTAGTGCCGCCCAAGAAGGGCAACAAACGCAAACTCAGTAAGAAGGAGAAACAAAATGCGTTACGAAATGAAAAACTTTATTAAGTTTTCCAAAGTGTCCAACGTTGGACAGAAACCTAAACGTGATGATTGGAAACGTGACCGCCAACAGGCACGTAAGACAAAATCACAACTACGTAAACTAGCAAGCTAATCCATATAAGGAGTATACCCCATGACAAATACATTCGTTTTCAAATCCGTCCGTTCAACTCAACCACAATTGTATGTTGAGCATACATTCCACATGAAAAAGTGTGTGTCATACACATACAACTATGTGCCGATGGATGATTACATTGTGAAACATTGGGCTACCAAAACACAGAAACAGATTGCATCTGATCTGAATGAATACCTACACCGTGTGCAGTATCGTTGCCGTATCCTGAAAGAGATTGGCATGATCAAAGCACGTTACACGAAAGATGGTTCATCTTTACTAAAGCAGGAACGCCGTGAGTTGCGTATGAAGCTGAAAAAAGTTGAGGCTAAACTAAGTGAGATTAATGCAGCGTAAAAAGAAATGGGTTGTGTATGATGATCATGATCGTGTGGTCATCATCACACATAACAAACGTATCGCAATGAAGTATGTGAAGGAGCAAACAAATGCGAGTTGAAGTTTATTTTAACCTACACAAATACACGTGGTCTGTCCGTCAGTGTTCCACTGGCAGAGTAATCTTACACACTGACAAGGTGCACATTCGTGACCCTAAGTTTGTAGTGCGTAAGGCAGGACGTGAACGTGTACTGCGTGAGGGCAAGAAGAATGTTCATGCCTTTGTTCGTGGTGAGATCACACACTTTGATGACTTTGATCCAGAGTATCATCCCGACTATCTGGACTACACACTTGTGTCATACAACCCATACAAGTTTGACACATTCGTTGATGTGTACGACACGACACCAGTACGTACAGCCAAACGTGCTATGCTACAACTACAGCCAAGCATGGTTGTTGACGATCACAGAAATAGGCCATACCTATATGCAGAGGGGGCACGTTCATGACACCTGAAGAAGTAATGGAATTAATACAAGGAGATACACTTATGGCAACAGAGCTATATGAAGAACTAACACGAGAAGAAGTAGAGAAACTACTTGACCTATACAATTGCATTGATGATCTATTGCGTGATGTGTCTGATGGCTTTGATTTGTCACTGTCACAACTACGTGATTTGCAAAGAAAGATGTGGTACCTACGTGATACATTTAAATTCAAACCTCAGAGGGATGAAGACACTGGCTATCCCGAACATTGGAAGCCGTATGTCCTGAAAGATGATCCACGTGCATGGTATTACAAAGGAGAAACTGAATGAAAATAATGGGCTACGAAATCGTAGTTGAAATAGACGGGGTGGAAAGTCTTATCCAGTTGGATGACACTTACCCCGCAATCAATGATTGGCACAGTGCCACAGAATTTGCCATGCGTTTGGCTGCACATGAACACCCAGACGCAAACCAGATTGACTTTGTGGAGTGTGGCGAATTTGAAATGGAAGAATATAAACAGTATGACTTCATACATGAAGCACCCTGTGTGCTACAATGAGAGGATATAACATGACGTATGAAAGCAAAGACAGACAGTGGTTTGCACTAAGTTGTTTAGATAATATGTTAGTAACACCAGTACGTGCAAGAATGCTTGGTTGGAACTATTTGCGTTTGCACCCACTAGGTGATTGTGGGGATTTCGACGCAGCAGAAGAAATAGCAAATGACTTAGGGTTAGATGCAATATGGATTGCTGATGCAGAAACAGTTAAGCAATGGGCAGACACAATCAGAAAAACTATAGAAAGGATATAACATGGTGGAAGCTAAAATCAAACTAACGAAAACGATGCTAGATAAAAGCATCATTGATGCCAACAAATCTGTGCGAGAGTTTCTGGACAGTGATTTTGGCATGAACTATGACGATAAGTTTTTTACCGCAGAGTGGTACGACACAGAAAAAGAACGTACTATGCGAAACGCATTCTCTGTTGTCGGTGAGTATGCCGATGGCACAGAGGGTGATGTAAAGTTTTATCGTAGTGCCAAACGTGGTGATAAACGCATCAGTATACAAAAGCTGAAGCAATATGCAGAGGTAGGTGACGAAGTGATCCTGACCTCAGATGCGGAGAGTTTACATGATGCATACCGTATATACATCAACATCGTCAGACAAGAAGCCAATGCCACTGGATGACCCGTGTGACGATTGGTCAGACCACCCTATACCTAAACCAAAGGAGAAACCATGAACCGTTTCATTATAGCTGATACGCCACAGGAGATTGCACAAGCATTGTGTGACAAGCATGTGGTCAAGATGCCACTAGAAGAAGCACAGATGTTATGCACTGTGGTGCGTCAGGCTAACCCAAAGTATGCCGATGAGCATGAACTGTACCGTGTAGCACATGCCAAGCATCCATGCACACTGTGGGCAGGTAAGACACGTAGCAATTACATGTATGCTTTCCGATTGTGGAACCACATGTGTCTGGAGTATACCTACAGATATGGCAGACAACATGCATCAGAACGTTTCATTGATGCACTACGTGAGGGTGCAAGGTTCGTGCCGACAGGTGAATTGACTGCACACCCTGAGTGTTTCAGTGAACACACTGACCTAAAGTCAGGTAGACCGTGGCCTATCCAAAGCTATCGTCAGTTCTATCAGACGAAGCAACACAGGTTCAAGATGGTGTGGACTAAACGTGATGTGCCTGATTGGTTTGAATACCAAAACTGGGAGGTAGCGTATGCTTGATTTAGTACATTGTTTACAGTGTGATCGTGTGTTTGAAGAGGGAGAACACTTCATAGAAGTGTGTCCGTTTTGTGACAACGATAACCCTTTTGAAACTGTGTACATACAGCCAGAGGAGATTGAGGATGCTTGAAGCAGCACTGACATGTATCGCACTGAATGTGTATCACGAGGCACGTAGTGAACCTATGGCAGGTATGTATGCCGTTGCCCACGTTGTGCTCAATCGTGTGGCACATGACGCATTCCCTGACGATGCTTGCAAGGTAGTGTATCAGGGCTTTCACCGTGGCAAACACAAGTGCCAGTTCAGTTGGTACTGTGACGGTAAGTCCGACACGCCTCGTGAAGAAGTACATTGGCTGTATGCCAAAGTGGTAGCCCATAACGTAGTGTATGGCTATCATGAAGACAACACCGATGGTGCCACACATTACCATGCTAACTATGTTAGACCGTGGTGGCGCAATCACTACACACAAACTGTGACACATGGGTCACACATATTCTACAAGTAGCTTATCGTTACTAGTATAGGGTGGACAGTATCTATATAACTATGGTACAGTTGCCACACAAACAACTGAAAGGAGATTATTATGCCATTTGACATTCCAACATACCTTGACTTTGATGTAGAGTTTGAACCAACCAAGGTTGATGATAAGAAATATGTTATCAATGCAGACACTGGCGAGTACCTTGGTATCGTCGGTAAGTCATTCAAGTGTGCATCACATGGTGACTTTTACCGTGGTGTCATGGACACAGTGACTGACGAACTGCTTTCATCTGAACTGATGAATGCCAAGTTCAATTGGAAAACTGCACGTAATGGTGCGTGGTCAATGCTTGACATTGAACTGCCTGACATGCAGGTGGAGATCACAACGGACAAGCACCAAACACAAATCGGTAATCGTATTATATCATTACATGGTATTGACGGTTCGTGCAGCAACCAAGTGTACTTCGGTGCGATTGATTTCTTCTGCACCAACGGATGTATTCGTGGAGAGTATGACAAAATCCGCAAGAAGAACACTGCGAACTTCTCTATGGAGAGTTTCATCTATGAACTTGCTCGTGCTCGTACTGACTTCTACACTGAGGCAGGTAAGATGCAAGTGTGGGCGCAGACATCCACAAAGTATGTGGACATTCGTTCTCTGTTGGAAGAAATGATTTCATCTGAACGTAAGGCAGAGAAAATGTACATGCTGTACCTACAAGAGGCTGCGACACGTGGTCACAATAAGTGGGCATTGTACTCTGCGTTCACAAACTATGCATCGTATGCTGATGAACGTAATGGGTTCAATCTACGTAACACAGGCAACGACACACAGGCCATCAGCATGTGGTCACGTGAGCAAGAGGTATCCAAGTGGGTATCTGATGATCGGTTCATTACATTGGAGGCAGCATGATTACTTACACACTTAAAAACAGTGTTGATGGGGAAGTGTGGGAAGCCACACTGTTTGAGATACTACGTGAAATAAATGATGATCGTAATGAGGAATGGGAACCCTACGATGAAACAGATTGGAAAGATGGACTGTTAAACTTTACCACATGGGAGATTGTATGAGAACCTTACCACGATATGTACAACAGCGAGTGTCACCTTCGGGTGACATCTCATACCGTTTCAATCCACCGCAAGCATTGGTGAATGAGGGAGTAGTAGAACGTGAAGAACTAGGTGACGATCCAAAAGTTGCAAGACAGATAGCACGTGAGTACAACAGAGACATTGACGCATACCGTGAAGAACAAGCTAAAGTTGTGAAGCTGAAGCCAAGCAGCAAGGTCACTGACCTTATCAACTTTTATTATTTATCTAATGATTTCAAGATGTTACGTGACTCAACCAAGGTTGATTACAGGTATTTCTTGACAGTGGTACACCAAACAATTGGGTGCCGTAAGTACAGAGAGGTTACACCTAAAGTTGCAAAGCAAGCATATGAGAAATGGGTTGAACGTGGGATCAGCTTTGCTAACCATGCGGCAACGTGTGCGAGTAGAGTGTACAACTACGCCATACAAATGGAACATGCAGAGCAAAATCCGTTTGCCAAGATTAAACGTAAACAACAACGTCAACGTAAAGTTATATGGACACATGGTGAGGTGAATAAATTTCTTGACGTAGCATATAGCGACTTTCAGTACCGTAACATTGGACTGATTGTACACATGGCATACGAGTGGTGCCAGAGATTGGGTGACATGCGTATGCTGCGTTGGGATAACCTTGACCTGAAGAAGCAACAACTAACGTTGGAGCAAAGCAAGCGTAGGTCAGAGGTGTTCCTACCTATCAGTGACAACCTGAATGCCATGCTGCTAGAGCAGAAAGCTGACTTTGGTTTTCAGGAATGGGTTGCACCACACCCACAACCACGTAACGGTAGGTTCCAACCCTATGCTATGGAGAGACTGTCCAAGGTTGGACGGAACATCATGAGACTAGCAAAGCTACCTGATGAGCTACGTCTGATGGACATTCGTCGTACTGGTGTAACACAGATGGTTGATAAGGGTGTACCTTTGCCTCAAATCATGGCAGTGACAGGGCATACTCATGTTGCATCTGTGAAACCATACATGAAGCATACTTACGAAAGTGCAAATAATGCCTTGACACAACGAGACATGTCTGTATGCTTGAGTGAAACGAACAACACAGAAAGTGATACATAATGAATATAAAAGAACATATAAGTGATATGAACTTAGTTAATGGTGAAACTAAACGTACTAACTGCCCAGTATGTGGGGGAGTTAAAACATTTACAGCCACCAATAACATGGGTCAGCTTGTATGGAACTGTTACAAGGCAGGGTGCCGTGTGTCTGGTGGGACACGTGTGCACCTTACCAGTGACGATATTCGTAAGTCACTAGGCACTGTAGCTGCTGAGACAGAGGCAGTCACATTCCAGAAACCTGAATGGATTGTACGTGACGTTGATGCAGTGTCAGAGTTCTGTGATCAGTGGGACATTGATCCCGTGTCATTGGGTTTGTTGTATGATGTTCGTGAACACCGTGTCGTATTTCCTGTGGTACATAACAATATCATGGTGGATGCCACTGGCAGAGCACTAGGAAAAAAGTTACCAAAGTGGAAAAGATATGGTAAAAACCCCTTGCCGTATGTTTATGGATGTGGTAAAACAGGGGTAGTCGTTGAGGACTGTGTAAGTGCAGCCATTGTGGGTGCGACAGGCAGTTCTGGATGCTCGGAGAGTGGGGTGTATGTCGGGGTAGCAGTGTTGGGCACCTCACTCTCTGAGGCACATAAGCAGTACTTATCACACCTCAAGACTGTTATCATTGCACTTGACCCCGATGCATTACCAAAGACACTGCAATTTGCAAAAGAACTACGTGGTTATGTAGAGAATGTAAAAGTATTACGTTTGACAGATGACCTGAAATATCGTAACCCTACCGACATAAACAATTTACTAGCACTAGGAGAAACATAATGGAATTATCACTTGTACGCAGCTTAATGGACAAGGAGTTCTACGACGATCATCGTGGAGCCAAGTGTCCTGATCGGCTGTTCAGCAAAGATGTACGTAAGATCAAACAGTCAATCGACAAAGCTATGGATCGTTACGAACGTACCGTAACACCTGACGAGATAGAGGCATTGTTCATGTCGAACAATCCAACACTCACCACTGCACAGAAACAAGCTTACAGTTCACTGTTCAATCAGATCAAGAAAGAGTCACCAATGGGTAGTGACGTAGCACAAGAGGTGCTGTCGAAGCTGTTTCAACAGGTCGTAGGTGAGGACATTGCTAACCTTGGCTTTGACTATGTGAATGGTAGCAAGGGTAGCTTGGAACCCCTACGTGACATCCTTGAACGTTATTCAGATGACTTCACACCTGACCTGCGTATTGAATGGGATGACATTGACATTGAAACTTTGCTTGCAAAGAATGATTTGGAATCACAATGGACATTCAACATCCCTACTCTGACACGTAAGGTAGAGGGCGTGAATGCAGGACACCTGATTGAAGTAGGCGCACGTCCTAACACAGGTAAGACATCGTTCCACGCCTCTCTGATCGCTGCTCCAAATGGGTTTGCGCATCAGGGTGCCAAGTGCGTGATCCTGTGTAACGAGGAAGCATCACACCGTGTAGGTGCACGGTACTTGACTGCCGCCACAGGCATGACAATGCAAGAGGTGAAGGATAACCCTGCCCGTGCTCGTGACCTGTACTCTGTGGTCAAGGATAACATCAAGATCAAAGATGCCAGTGACCGTGACATGTCATGGGTGGAGTCAGTATGCAAGTCATACAAACCTGACATTGTGATCCTTGATATGGGTGACAAGTTTGCCAAGGCAGGTGGGTATGCCCGTCCTGATGAAGCATTGAAAGCTAATGCTATCTATGCCCGTCAGATTGCTAAGGCACACAACTGTGCGATCTTCTACATGTCTCAGCTTTCTGCTGATGCAGAGGGTAAGGTTCTATTGAACCAGAGCATGATGGAAGGTTCACGTACAGGTAAGGCAGCAGAGGCTGACCTTATGGTATTGATTGCCAAGAACCCTGTGGTTGATGGGCAAGAGGAAGAAGATACACAACGTCACTTGAATGTTGTGAAGAACAAACTATCTGGATGGCACGGTGTTGTGCACTGTGATCTGGAATACAAAACTGCGAGGTATCAAGTATAATGGAAGTAACATATATTGATCACATGGGTAGTGATCTATCAGTAGTGAATGCTGCACGTGTCAGCTTTGGTAAGAAATCAGAATGGCATCAACGCATCTATACAGGTGAGCCAAACATTCTGAAAACTAAAGATGCAAAGCTAATACGTTATCTAGCTAAACACAATCACAAGTCACCATTCAATCACACGTTTGCCACGTTCCATGTTAAGGCACCTATCTTTGTGGCACGTCAACTTGTGAAGCATGAGTACATGCCGTGGAACGAGATCAGCCGTAGGTATGTGGATGATGAACCAGAGTTCTACCAACCTGATGTGTGGCGTGGACGTAGTGAAGACAAGAAGCAGGGCAGTGATGGTGAGATAAATGATATACGTCCATCAGTTGCACGTAATATGGTTGAGGATTGTCGGCAGAATTACAACTACCTGTTAGCCAAGGGTGTATCACCAGAGCAAGCACGTATGGTACTCCCACAGTCTATGATGACAGAGTGGTACTGGTCAGGTACTGTGTATGCATTCGCTAAGATGTGTCAGCTACGTATGCAGCAGGACACTCAGCAGGAGTCACGTGAAGTGGCAATGCAGGTATATGAATATATGGAGAAGCTGTACCCAGAGAGTTGGAAGGCACTGATGAAACAAGCATGGAGAACATGTGTATCATGTGGCAACCCATCAAAGGGTGACTTTTGTGGATTTTGTTTAGAGGAAGAATGATGGATAAAGATGCAGGAATACTAGGTGTAGAACAAGTAGAGGAACACGAGGATGGCAGTGCAACATATCAGTTTCACATGGATGCACATTGTCGTGGACTATTGGCAGAGGAAGGATTGAAGTTGGTACTGTATTGTGCCGCAGCAAACATGGACATGCAGTTGGTGTATGACTTTATTGAGGATCACATCAAGTATCAGAAAGATGAACTAACAGAGTACAAGTTTGGAGCAAACGATGACGAAGCTACCTGAAGGACGTAAGGCATTACCCGATGAATGGTTTGTTGATAGGGCTAACAACTGGGGTCAGATCAGCCCAATGACAGATGAAGAAAGAAACCGTGCCAGAGAAAAGGAGAAAGCAAACATGAATGCAGATGAAATTGATTCCGTATCTTTGATAGCACAGATGAAGCGGTTAAACCTGACAGTGACCGAAGCACTAGAAGCTATGCAGATATTTGCTAATGATAAACAATTCCAAAAAGACCTTGACGCAGCGTATAGTAATATGATACTTGATGACTGGGACTATTGGCATGAAGGAGATATTGAGTAAATGAAACACCTTACCCTCGACGTAGAAAACACTGTGGTAAAACGTAACGGCAAGCTACACCTTGATCCGTTTGAACCAGAGAATACATTAGTTCAAGTGGGTATGCTAGATGATCTTGGAAATGAAAGCATTGTAACTTTTGATCACTCTGAGCAACCACCCACACCAGAGGGGCGGTACATTGTCCAGAAAGCATTGGATGAAACCGCCCTTCTAATTATGCACAACGCAGCACACGACTTGATATGGTTGTGGGAGTCAGGGTTCACCTATGAAGGTGCAATCTTTGATACCATGTTAGGTGAGTACGTGCTGCAACGTGGGCAGAAGGAACCCCTGTCTCTTGAGGCTTGTGCTGAACGGTACAACCTTGACACAAAGAAGCAGGACACCCTGAAGGAGTACTTCAAGCAGGGTTACTCTGTACGTGACATTCCACATGCAGAGTTATCAGAGTACCTCTCCCACGACTTACATGCTACGCAGCAACTGTACCTTCGTTTGCAGACATCATTCGAGGAATGCAGTTCACTGGCAGGAACAATCACACTGACCAATCAGTTGGCTGTACACCTTGCCAAGATATATCAGCGTGGCTTCACTGTTGATATGGAAGCACTTGAAGATGTGCGTAAGGAGTTCCAACAGGAACGTGACCAGTTGGTTGCTGACCTTGAGGAACAGGTACGTGAGCTTATGGGTGATCGCCCAATCAACTTGAACAGTCCAGAACAATTGTCATGGGTTATATATAGCAAGAAACCCAAGGACAAAAAAGTATGGGCAGATTTGTTTGACGACTATCGTATGACAGATACTGAGTATCGTAGTACTGTACGTCAAAATACTGAAACGTTATACAAACAGAAAGCCAAGAAGTGTAATGACTGCAATGGCGTAGGTAAAGTATACAAAACTAAAAAGGATGGAACACAATATGCAAGACCAAATAAGTGTAATGGATGTGATGGGGTGGGCTATCGCTTTCTGGATTATCGTTCTAGCGTTGCGGGGTTAAAGTTCAATGCTCCAACTTCAAAATGGGCTTCAGCCAACGGTTTCGCAACAAGTAAAGATAAGCTTGAATACCTTGAAGGTGTCGCTAGAGAACGTGATATGCAAGACGCAGTGT